TTTGCAATCGTTATAGAAAATACAATAGATGCAACAGTAATCATAATATTAGCTTTTGCATCTGCCATCAACCCCAATCTCATTTGATTGCCGTGGTTGAGGCGGAGAATATTATCTACGGCAGTACGATCTTCTGGTACTTTTTCAAAGTGATTAATTTCTTCTTTTTCCACATCATGCCCCTATTTCAATGGCGGCGCGTATAGTAGTCCTCCATGACTATAAAGTTGGTTTAATCCTCGTTGTAGTCCTATTGGGGTATCCGGCCCAACATTTCGTTCATATATTTCTTTATAATTTCCAACTTGTTTTATTATATCATACGACCAAGTTTCTCTCAGTCCAAGTTTGGCTCCAAGATGTGGATGGTCTTCTCCATTTTTCTCACCCATAAATCGTTGAATATTTGGGTTTATATGATTCTTAAAACTGTCTATGTTTTTTGAATTTATACCCATTTCTTCTGCAATGAACAAAACATATATTGTCCATCGAACAATATCTGACCATTTCTGATCTCCATATCGTACAACAGGCCCCAATGGTTCTTTTGAGATAATCTCTGGTAGAATCATATGCCGAGAAGGGTCAGCAAAACTTAATCGATTCGATGCAAGACCAGACCTATCAGTACCATACATATCACAGTCACCCCTTTTATATACATTCTTTGTCTTTTCTGTGGGTTTTACTGCGACAGGGATATAATTTATTCCATGTAGTTCCATGAAGTCTGCAATGTTTTTTGCGGCTGTCCCACTACCACTAAAACATATCCTTGCGCCTTCCATTTGTTTTGCAGATGATACTCCAAGAGTTTTTCTTACAATGAATCCCTGACCATCGTAATAGGTTGTGGGTAGAAATTCCAAGTTCTTTGCAACATTTCTCGTATAGGTAAATGTGGTTGCCGCAGAAAGAACATCTATAGAACCATCTATTAAATATTCAAATCGAGTCTTTCCATTGACTACAGTAAATTCGATTGCATCTGCATCACCAAACAAAGCGGCCGCAATAGCACGACAAATATCAACATCAAAACCTTCCCATCTACTACCATCTTCACTATTCCACGAATTTTGAGAGAAGCCAGGAAACTCATCATTAGTTCCACATACGATATATCCTCTTTCATTCACTTTATCAAATGTTGAACTATATGTTGGAATATATTCTTTACTTAGTGTTATTGGTTCTGATACGAGTTCGCCCATGTCAGAAGGATTTCCTTCAACAGAAGACATTGCCATCATCCAAAATACCCAAATTAAAGATACAACAAGTTTACCTACCATAATCATTGCAATGCCCGATATACTTCTAACAATTCTTCATCTGGTATCGGTGCGGTCATTGTATAATATCTTTGATGTCCGACTGCCATAAATGCTTTAATGTCAGAAAAACTAGGATATTTCATTAAGAGATTGTGGAGAAGATAATCTGGACTTAAATGGCATTCTGCACATTGATTATCCTTCGCAAAAACTCTTGTTGATTTCTTAAATCTTTCAGATTGTACCAATACTGAATTGAGGTCTTTTTCCATCCATGTAACCTTTTCTTCAATAGAAGGAATAATAAAAAACATCATATATACCAACAATCCAATAATTATGTAAATCCACAATTTGCTTGTAGCTACTATATCTTTAGTTTCAATTTCTATTTCTTTTACAGGTTCCATCACTTTTAATTCTTGTTCACCTACTTCATGTTTTTTCTTTTGATCTGCCATAATTACCTCACTTCTTTCCTGCTTCATTTAATTTCTTGGTGATTTGTGCTTGAAACCACTTAAGAACTATTGGTATGCTCACGTTTGAAGTTAAACCAAAAAGATAACCAATAGGATATCTATACGCTTTAAATTCAGCAAGTTGTGGAACATTTGTAAATACTATAGAAATTAATAGATAGCCTGTTGTAGACATACCCATATTAATGAGTAGGTCTAGCCCAATTAGCCATTTATTGTTTGCGTATTTGTCTTTATTATCTTGTCGATAATTAAATAGGAAAATCCAAAATGATGAAAACAATACTAGACCCATCATCATAAATTCATCCATTGTAAATAACTCGTTCATTTAGTCCCTCATTTGTAACCGATTTCCTTAAGTTGTCGTATAGTATCAGCGGCACTAGTATGATGTACCCCAATCCCTCTCGCCTTTCGGAATTCTTGTATGTTCCCTAAGTGATCATCAATGAGTAAATTAGGTCTTCCATCTCTACCATCCATAGCGAAGTTCGCTTTGTTTTTTCTCTGTACAGGATACATATCCTTTTTACTTACCCCAAACCATCTTTTCATAAATCGTGCTTTGTCCTCTGGGGCACGTTTTGAAATAGGACCTCTTGAGGATCTTGGAATTGCAGTTAGAATAAATGGAGAATATTTTCCAATGAATCCCCACAACTTTTTTGCGTCTTCCATTGGTTCTAATTTTAAGAAAAAGTCATCAGGTAATTCAGACCATCTATCATCATTAAATTTACCACCTATCATATCTCTGATGCCTTTTACAAAATCTGCCAATACTCCATCCATATCACAATAAATTTGTGGTGAATCGAATTCAACTAAGTAGTGTTTAAATCTCTTATCCATATATCCTATATGTAAAAATAAATTGTGAATTCACAGTTCTCATCCATATAGTCTTCGACTATTTTAATTCTCTTATGTTCATGTTGTTGTAATTTAGAGGACACAACATTAGGTTCGTATGCTTCGTATTTATCATCCTCATAAGGTTTACGTAACATATTGAATATAATCCCTTTATTGGCATGAGATATCATGTTTTCAATGATCCAAAATGTGTGTTCTTCTTTCAGACCTAAATTGAAAACACCATTTGCAATAACCCAATCCCATTTTGTTTCTTTACCTAAATCTTCTATCGTACAATGTACCGCCTTAATTTCTTCATCTATCAGATCAATTGCTTTTTTGTTTGGATCAATCCCCAAATATTTACCCGTCCAACCTTGATTTTTCAAATAGCGATGGAGATGTGCTACTCCACAACCGACATCTAAAATCGAATCATCATTACCAATTCCACCTTCATATATTTTTTGAAAACGTGTAAGGGCATTATGACTACCATCCATCCAACCCACACATTGAACATCGTCTGTACTGTGTTTATCCACATATTTAGAATATATTGAATCTACTAACAATTCTGTTGCTTGTCTAGTATCATCGATTATTCCTTCTGTCAAATATGATCTAAATGTTTTCATTGCCATTTTTACCTTTATAATCTTTTATAGCGGCTTTGATTGCATCTTCAGCAAGAACACTGCAATGTATTTTAACTGGAGGTAAAGAAAGTTCTTCAACTATTTCTGTATTATTAATCAAACTTGCTTGATCTATTGTTTTATCCTTAATCCACTCTGTGGCGAGTGAACTTGCAGCAATAGCCGATCCACAACCAAATGTTTTAAATTTGGCATCAACTATTGTTCCTTTGTCGTCTACTTGGATTTGTAGTTTCATTACATCACCGCATTCTGGAGCACCCACAAGCCCAGTACCAACAGAATTGTCCCTACTATCCAAACTACCAATATTCCGTGGTCGTTCATAATGCTCTATTACCTTTTCTGAATATGCCATGTTACTTCCATCCTAAATTTTGTTTACCGTCTGCGGGGATATCCTTTACAGGCGTGAAACTTTCTCCACATCCACAGACATGCTCATATTTAAGTCTTTTAAATATGAATCCTTGTTCTACTAAATTTCCTATTTTATAATCTACTTCTACATCACCAATTATATCGTTAAGTATGTATTCATCTACTACTAGTTTAACACCATATTGTTCAAAAATCAAGTCAGTAGAATCATCTACTTTATCTTCATAATCTAAACTATACTTCCAACCAGAACATCCGCCCGAATTTGCTCCTATCCTTAAATACGAATCCGTCCAATGTTTATCTTCACCGATACACATTTGTTTAAATTCTACTGCGGCCTTTTCTGTTATTTTTAGTTCACAAGTAGTCTGCATTGTTCATTCCCATCCAACTCGGATTTATGTCTTTTTTAGTTTCCGTATGTTCGTACATAAAAGAAGTCCTACAACCACATGAACCTTTTGCTGATGGATTATTGAACTTTAATCCTCTATCATTTAAATCATCTGACCAATCAATCACCGTATCTTTGATATATAAATGACTCTTTTTATCACATAAAATTCCTAAACCAAATGATTCAAACTCTAAATCAAACTTTCCTTTTCTAGTATCAAAGTCTACTGTATAAGTAAATCCAGAACAACCTCCACCTTTAACTCCTACTCGTACTACTGTATCACTATGTACTTTCTGTTCTTTCATAATACTGACTATTTTATTAACAGCTTTTTCTGTTAGACTAATCATATAAATACCTGTGGCATGAAATACTGTCAGGGGTTGGCCTTTGGTAAGTCAGCCCCATCCTATTTTCTTTTTGATCCTACTAATCTACTTTTTTCTGATCTACCCCTATTAACACTTTGATCTTCCATTCCCACAATTTTACCATCTTTATGTGATGCATCTTTACCATCACCATTTCCGTAAGTTCCCTTCTTTCTATTATATCTATTCAATTCAGCTCTATATTTCTTCCTCTTATCTGATGATTGGAACTTTTTATACTCATCTTTGTAATCTCTATCTTCTTCAACCGATTCAAATGATAAGATGTTACCGCTTTTATCAAGTTTGATATTCTTGATACCAAACCTTCTTTCCATGTTTTTCTTTTTTCGTTCATCAGAAGCCATGTGGTCAAGGTCTTTCCAATAGTAATTCATTTGAGTCACTTTTTGTGGTGTACTCATTTCTCTTTCATCAACCGGCTCATACTCAGCAACAAGTGTTGCGAAAGTTCCTATTAATGATAGGTTTTGTTGCCACTTCAAAGGATTAATCCCCTTTTCCTGTGCTTTTATAAGGGCATTAACAGCTTTATCTTTTGAGACTTTTAACTTTTTGGCAATATTACTAACTATATCTGTATATTTTTTGAAACTTATCATTTTCCTAATTCCTTATTAGCAACTTCTCTTGTGTATATTTCTAAATCTATAGCTGCATCCCATTTTGTGAATGGCCACTTCTTAGACTCAATATACTCTATCAATTCATCTTGTTCTGGTGTCAAAGAATTCTCGCCGTCTTTTAGTTTTAGTGTAAATAAGTGAGCCTTTTTAACTTTAATGTTATTGACTATTTGTTCATCCCACGAATAATCACTTTGCCTTTTCTTTACATAACTTCTCATCACACTACTAAAGGTATCAAGATTGTCTTTGATAACCTTTTCCATTCCATCCATATAGTCTCTTATTATCAAACTCATGGTCTTACTGTCAACTTTTCTCTTTGCCATGTGCCATATTTGAAATATAGTTGAATAATCTTGAAACTCTCCTCTAGTAATGTATTTTGGAACTAAAGCCGCGAACATCTTTTCCATATCTCTCAGTACTTTACCAAAATTTGTGTACCTAGAAGTTTCTTCAAGATCAGCTATGGTTGTCCACCGTCTACCTCCCTTGTCTACGTAACTCATTATATCACCTTTAGCAGACAAGAGAATATCAGCATCCATCTCTAATACTGCATGAACACCACCTTGAGTAGCAACACCAATTTCCATATACCTAGATTGCATTGCAAAAAATGCAGATATTTGTGTTTTCTTTCCTTGAAGTTTTGCTATCTTCTTAACACCTTCTACATCAGTTGTATGAAATACTGTTGCTCTAATGTTGTCAGGCCATATTCTTTTATACATAGATGATGATATAGGAATCATCAATCTGTTATACTCTGTTATTTTTGGTTGAAATAACATATCAGATAGACTTGATCTAAGTACCACTTCATCTAAATGTTGTTGTTGTATAAAAGATTTCATTTGTCCTCTATGTCATAATTGAATGCCATCACACCTTTTGGTTGACCTTTACTTGGAAGCATTGGCCTAAGATATACATGAAACATCATTTCTCCACTAGGAGTAGGAAACTTGAATGCTAAATTTTTCTTATTCTTCATCTTATAATCATCAGTTGCATTAACAGGAAATCTTGCTAATTTACGTTTTTTAATTTCATCACTAACGGCTTTATCCATCTTATCATCTAGCCTACCCTCTTTTAATCTTGAAAAAGTTTTCATATTAGTCCTTTAAAAACATACCTGTTGCGGCTGCAACTAAAGTGCCAACGACACCGCCGACAACAATAATCATACCCATTAGTTTCGATTTATACTGATCTAAACGATCTATACGTGCTTCGATTTCTTTTTGCATCGTCAAGTTCTTATCATGAAGATCTCCAATTCTAGTATGAAGAATTTTAAATTCTTGACTCATACTAGCAGAGTTTCTAAGATATTCCTCTTGGCGAGTATTTAATTGTATTATTAGTACTGTAAGCTGTTGAAGTTTGTCTGTGGTGAGATCAAGTTTTTGTAGAAGAGCTTCAATTTGTTGACCTCTCTGCTCGACCTCAGATGCTAACAGACCGACTTTGAGCTTAACATTTTGGAGCTCATCTTCTGCCATATTTTATTTCCTATTTCCCATATTTGAGGTATAACATTGCACCGTTTCCGGAGTTTTTTAGGATAATAGGGGCTTTAGGATTTGCTAATCCATATTGTCTAATGGCTTCTCCTAGTTTATCATTCCCTACATATTTTTCATATCGTGCATATCTCGATTTACCCAATCGTGAATCATAAAATCTTTCTGGTGTAACAACAAATACCTTTTTACCTCCAAATGTTTCTGTTTGAACTTTTGCGTTCTTTCTTTTCTTCTTGAATGGGTCTAAATTAACATTTCCTCCAGCTACACTATTTGCTGGAGCGGCTTCTATTAGAAGTTCTTCTGAAATTAATTCAAAAGCTGATTCGAAACCACCAACTAAAACTTTTCCACCCATTGGGGCATAGTCTCTTGGTGTTTCATGTTCATTTGCATATTTTGCTATGTAATTCTTTATGGCTTTTCTATCGAATTTCCATCCTTTGATGTACATGGAATTTGGACCGTATTGATATTCCATAGTTATTCCACCTTTTAATGCAATCTGCCAATCTCCACCCCATTGTTTTCCACCTACTGGATCTCCTTCAAGTTTTAATTTATACTTGTTTGCCATAGATAGAATGTCTCTTGCTGAATACTGTCTCTTTTGTGTGGACAAAAGTTGTGCTCGTAGTTTATCACTACCCGTAGCCGCTGGTACATAGTCATCATCTTGTTTTGGGCGACCCTCTGTAACAAGTTCAGCATCTTCTACTATTTGGTCTAATACATCACCAATAGTCTCTACTCTTTCATGGACATGGAATCCTTTACCATCACAATGATCACAACCTGCACCATCACATTTAGGACATGGTTCATGTTTTTCATCTAGTTCCACAGTAAGGGATTCATAATCTCCTTTTTGAAAAATATCATCCACATATTTTTGAGCTTTGGCACCAGAATTGAACGTACCAAGTACTTTACCAGTTTTTCCATCTGTAACTTTATACTTACCTTTTTTCCATCCTTCTGTGAGTTGGTTGAATGATTTGAGAGGTGACGGAGTAACTTCTTCATCAACTTTCTTGATCCAAGTATTGATTTTACTTACTACATCTCTGGCCGATTTAACGGATGTCTTCCTCATATTTTTTACTTTATGACCTGATGCAAACATTTCCATTCCACCATCAGTATCGATACGTATCATACCAAAACTTGCATTATGTAATATTTTATGTGGCCAATCACTTTCTTTTTCTAGAGTAAGTTTTATCATTATGGCAATGTTTGAGTCACCACCTAATGCAGAACTTGCAACAGATACCCATCCGGCCTTGATTCCTTTTTTGATTTCTTTAACCCACTTATCAACATCTTTAACATCAAGTACTGCCTCTGGGTTTGGTCCTTGACCTTTAGCGAACTTCATATAGTCTCGTACATTCTTTGGCATACGCCGTGCTTCTTCAATTCCTTCACCAAACGCAAAATCTATATCTGTACTCTTACATTGTGGACACTTAGTTTTTCCATATTCCAACGTAGAAAGTTTAGCACGGAATTTGTGGTTACATTCTTGACACTCCATTCCTGCGTCTGCAGTTTTAGATTTTCTCGCTTCTGCCATATATTCTTCCCAAACCTTACCGGTGGGGTTTCCGTCAGGATCAACTTCCTTAATTTTATTACGCGGGAGCCGTGAGGTATATCTTTGAACACCGGCCATAAATCGTGGAGCACCTACCGATTGAACATTAAAATCTAGATCTCTCGTTTTATTACGATTTTTTCCTGGAACTTCTATTTGTTCTAGGTCTACCACAGCATTTTTCATCCTATTTTCACTACTGTAGCTACCAATTATTTCATTAGTTTTTGTATCAACAATTCGCCATGTTTTACCTTTTGGGGAGCAAAATCGAGCTTTTTGAAATTCTGTATTAAAATTAATTTCAGGCTCATTGTCACTACTTTCTTCGATGGGAGCAGTATATCCTTTTACATATTTTCTAATGCCTCCATCATATGTAACATTTGGATCTTTGGGCGACCCATCTGGGTTATTAATACTCATTCCATTCACATACTTGAATACTCTCTGGTTCTGCCTCAGAATAATTGGCTCAACTTGAAAATCCACGCCATTTGACATCCCTTTAGCTTTAAGTATTTCAACTTGTTTTGCAGTTTCTTCTGGCTCTTTGTATAGACCAAGTAATTTCCCCTTGTTATCAACAATTCGATGTATTTTTCCTGAATTTACTTTGCCAACTATAACATTCTCTGAAATAGAAGTCAAACTTACAGCCATATCTCCCCATGCCAATGAAATCCTACCTTGTCTATTGTAAAGAAACCACTTGACACCTCCAGGCTTTCCATCTTTCATCATCTGCATTGAGATCTTTTCTAGGTTGAACTTCTTACTCTTCGATTTACGACCTATCTCAAATTCTCTCCACTTTGTACCTTTGGCCATAGAAGAATCATACCAAAGTTTAATAGTTTGTCCTGTCTTCAGTTTATCAAACCACTTTAGTTTTTCCTTATCGTTCATCTGTTTGGGTGCTTTACCCATTACTAACACTTCATCAACTTTGGAAAGTTTAGCGGCGATGGCCATCTCTTTCTTTTTCTTGTCAGACTTACCTTTAAATTGTGGAGCATCGGATGATTGAAAATCTTTGATAACATCTTTCATGCTAGCTTTCTTAATATCAATACCCTCTTGTCTCAAATTGCTAAATGATTTTTTATCCATATCTCCCTCGTAATTTTCTTTGAGTATCATCGCCTCTTCTTCCCAATTGGATTCTAGGAAAGTTAAAAACGACTCTTGTAATTCTTGGTCAGTACCTTTAAAATTCTTTTCTTCTTTGATTAACCATAATGCTGCGGCATAGGATGCTAGGCGGGATTTTCCAAATGGTATTTTTTCCATCAATCGTTTCATTTTCCATACCAATCGGTGCATTATAGTATAAGCCTCTTTTTCTTCTTCTGTCTTCAATTTACTATGTTTCTTGAGGACTTTCCCCTTTTCATCTATAATACCCAATTTAAACGCATCTGTACTGGCAAACGGTGTAGTAAGTATCCGTATGAACTTATAGATAAAATATAAATTTAGTGCTCCGCCTACTAATCCCATTTTTAAACCTTTATTGATCTTAATCGAGTAACGATACCATCATCCACTGCAATAATGGATGTCTTTATCGGTTCTCCCCTAATTGAATCTATCGTGTCTGGCATACGATCCAAAAAGATTAAGAAAGTTTTTAACATTGGCCAGAATGTTTTTTCGATCTTATAAAACAATATACGTGTTCCGGCTTGAGCAGGAAAAACATTATAAAAAACAATTAAATGATTAAGTATCAATCGTTCCTTCAATTGCCCATTATTTTTGTAAATATTGAAGAGTCTTTTGATATACTTAATTTTCTTTAAGTCATCATAAAATTCTTCTATATCAGTACATTGTATATCGTTGTATTCCTTCATGGCAAACATGAGGAAATTATCATCAGTTAGATCATCAAATATCATTGTTCAGAATCAGTATCTAATTCAACTACTTCTGGATCAGCTTTTTCTATAATGTCGTTAAGTACTTGTAGTGCTCCAGCAATCATTATTATTTGTTGCTGTGTTTTATCAGCCTCTGCTTTAAGGGCTACAAGTCTTTCACTTAGAACCGCTCTATCACCTTCAAGTTTTGTTTTTTCAGCTTTTAGTTCTAGTAGTCCTATTGTTTTTTCTTTTGTCATAATATAACCTTATCAAAATTAAGGGGTAGACTATTGTCCACCCCTTATAAATTACAAATATAGATTATGCAACAGTATAACCGTTACCACCTATAATCTGCCATGCACTATCGTTCCAAATAAGAACAACAGTATCACCCACTGCATCTAATTCAGCGTAGCTTCCACCATCTAAAGTAGTTGGTGTAATACGTACACTACCACCATCAACAGTATGTGTGACAATTTTAATTTGTCCAGCTTGAGTTGAGTTAGCAAGTGAAACTACTTGACTGGCACCGGTTGAGGTACAGTTAGTAATTGCAGTTGTGAGGTTTGCAGCTCCGGCACCAGAAAGTGCTTGAGGTGTTCCTGCAAGAGCAATCCAAGTTGGAATCTTGTTGAACACGTTTGCGGAAGTGATCTTCTTGTTAGTAGGTGATCCACTTGGGTCATCTACAACGTGAAAGAGATCATCAGTGCTCAATGCGGTAGACGCATTAAGAGCGGTAATTTTCTTATCAGCCATTTTATCTCCTACGGCAATGTGACGGGACTCGCCACCGTTAAGGAAGTTACGCTAGGGCTCCGTATTCAAACGAAAGGGAATGCCCTAGACGTACTTCTGTAAAATCTATTAGGAAATTTCTCCTAATAGCTCATCGAAACCTTTTTCTTTACAGATCTCTTTGATCTCATCAGTACTATGGTTTCCATCTTTAATCATTCCCCATAAAACAGAACCGTCTCTGCGTAATTTGGAAATGGATTCAATATGTTTATAAGCATCAGAGGAAGTTGATTTCACTTCTTTCATTGTCTCTACTTTCACTGCTTCTTTTACTGTAGATGCTTGTGATTTTGCTTCCTTCTTTTTGCTTTTGACGGCCTTCTTGGCCTTTTTCAATAAGCTTTTCGCCATTTTAGTAACTCCAAGTTTCATTAATTAAATTATGTAGTAACTGCTCTTGTGGTATAACCGGAAGCTGTTTTGACTGCTGCGGTAATAGTTTTAGATGCAGCGTTCAATGCAGTACCATCAACCGCATCTTTAAGATCCGGATCTCCGATTACTAGATCATTTGGAAGACTTAATGTTGCAGCTTCATCGACAGTAGTACCAGAGAATCTTACAGTATTACCCTGCATTTCATCTGCAATTGCATTACCATCCATATGTGTTGCAGTACAAGTAATGTTAGTTCCTGTGGAAGTAACAACTAATGTTCCAGCTGTTCCTGCATCGTATTCTACTAACTCATCCCATGTTACATTAACAGTAATTGCGGTTGCGGCGACATATGCATCTTCACCCCATCTTACTCTTGTAATTGTTGGACGCTTCAATCCAGTTGATGTTGATGTTCCTGCAAGTCCACCGATTGCGACAAGAACTTCATCATCTGCGGCGGTATTATCATTACCAGTTGCAGCGCTGTTTCTCATCATCCAGCCCTTATTAGTGGCGAAACTTTTAGTGATATCATAATCACTATCGGCATCATCAGCTAGGAACTGAGGTTTATTGTCAATGGCATCGTGAGTTGTTCCCCATAAAGGCATTGTGTTCTCCTATTAAAATTAAAAGTTGTTATTATTATATTTATGACTTATTATACTTCTCTAAACTCGTAAGATCATAATATGTCATTATTTCTTCTTCACTTTCCTTTAGTGCTTCTTGTGCACCCCGTAATTTTTCTTGTACATCAGGAAAGCCCGAAAACTTCTTTAAGAGATCATCAATTTGTGTTAATTGAGAATTGACTAACTCTAAATCAGCTTTATCATAATTTTGGGTTGCCATCAGATTGTACTCCTTGAAAGAAATTTCCTTTATTTGGATTATGTTGAGATATTGCTTTTCCCACCATATCTACTATAGGATTTATTACTTCAGGCACTTCTTCTTTAGTTTCAGTACTAGAATCTAGAACTTCTAAAGACTCTTCAGGTTTTGAATTCACAATATCATTAACTAAAGAAGAAACATTTCTTAACTTCTCTGCTTCTGATTTATTAACAAAGTAATTGTCGTTTTTTTCCATAATTTTTAACTCACTTTAGGTTCTGATTTTTCTGGTTCCCAGTCAGGTTTCTTCTCTTGAGATCTAGTACGAGCTTCAGAAACTACTTCAAAAGCACTTCGTTTGACTGATTCTCCTACTAGTTTGGGAGCACCACCTTTCTTAAAAGACTTCTTGAGTGCCTTTTCGGCTTTCTTTAAGTCTTTTTTCTTGACAGTCACTTGACCTTTGCGATTGATATCTGCTTTTATGCCAGCATCATCTAAGGCCATGATTGCCTGTAATTCATTACTTTCTTGTACTTTCATATCTGCCTTTGGTTCAAGTGATTCCGATTCGCTGTCTTTTTTTGCTTTGAGTGCTTCTAGTTCAGCTTTTGTAATTACCTTATTAGTTTTTGGATCTTTTTTCTTTTCTTCTGGATCAACAGCCCAACCATCTGGTGCTTTTCCAGATATCTTTTTATATTCTTCTGCGTCTTTTGGAGCTATTATAATCCCATCATCATCTTTTTTAAAATCTAAAGCTCTGGCGTCTGCTTTTGTCTGCCTCCCTTTGTCTTCTTTTTCTTTATCATCAAGTTTCTTTTGGGCTCTTTCTGTATCAGTTAAATCACCTTTTGCTTTTCTTAGAATTTCTGCTTCTGCATCTTTTTCGGCTTTTTTATCGTCTTTCGCCTTCTGTTTCGCCGCTTTTTGTTTTTTCGTAATAGCGGGTTTAAACTTATTCCAAGCCTTTTTCAATGCCCATGCACCACCTGCTGCGCCTAGACCTAATGCAATATCACCAATACCTACTTCTTGTACTGTCTTGAGTCTTTTTTCAACCTCGACTATAACTGCTTCTTCTAGTTCTTCATCAACAGACTCATTTTTCAGTTTTTTTTTACGGACTCACCTTTGAGTGGAATATCTACCTTAATGGTAACTGGATATTCTTTTCCACCAAATTTGAATTTCTTTTTACCTTCTCTTTTGGCGGCGGAAGCGGCGGCCATGAATTCAGCAGCACCTTCTTTTTTCAGTTGTTGGATCTTCTCATAAGTTAATCGTCTAAGTGCTTCTTTGAAACCTCTCCTTCGACCATCAACATCAACCGACTCAGTTGTTGCTAAGAATTGATGAGCATGTTCTAACTCTTCTAAACTTTCAAACTGTGTGAATTCTGCGGTTTCCCCTATAATTTTAGGAACTTTATTAATTTCCCTAGATTGTTTGAGTACCTTCGCAGCTTTCTTTTCAGATCCCTTCTCTACATATAACTTTCCTTTTTCAAAGAAAGGCTCATATCCTAGAGGACCATCTATCTGTTCATCTTCTAAAATATCTAGAACAGCTTCTTCATATCCTTCTGTTAGGTGTGTACCAGTAACAGACATTCGAATTGCTTCTTTAAAATTCATTTTACCCGTCCTAATTTCTTGTTCTAATTTGGGTTTAGTATCAATTTTTGATTTTTTACCAGAGAGTTTAACTTCCCCTGATTCCTTTTTTGCTTTTTCTGCCGCCTGTGTTATTTGTGCTATAACAATATCAGCGACTTGTTGAACTAATGCAGGATCAGGACCACTAGGTTTAGTATCTCCTGCACCATCATCCTCAGGCTCTTCTTCTCCTTCGGGTTCTCCTTCTGGTTCAGGAGCTGGTTCTGCTTCTGGTTCAGGAGCCGGTTCTGCTTCTGGCTCTGGTTCAGTTTCAGGATTATCTTGATCTCCTACAGGAGCTTCATCTTCATCCTCTTCTTCATCATCTTCTTCTTCTTGTTGTGCTTTGAGGGCCTCTTTTGCCTTTAAAGCTTCATCTTTCGCAATTCGACTTTCTCTTTTGACAAGTCCTGCGATTACGTTTAATAGGCTATCGGACGCCATACATTTCTCCTGAAAATTTTGTAAATGATTTTTTGGGTTGTACGTTTTCTACGACTCTTACTTGAAGATCATTCAAAAACGAATAGTTAAATGGTATTCCTGTTCGTTTTCCAACAGTCTCCAACAATTTCGTAGCTTTGTTTGAACATTCTATATAATCTTGTACATCTTGGTCTTCTATTAGTTCTTCTGGTACTTGTGCAATGGTCAAACACTTATCTGATAATATAAGTGCTTCTTTAAGATATCCTAGTTCTGATCTAGTAAAGGAAGCCGGTGAAACAGTATTGACAACTTCATCAAATAATTCAAATGCCTCATCACATGTAGAAATATTCAAAGTATCATAACCTTGCCATGACAATTCTTTTGCTTCAATATTACTTTCGTATTCAACTACTGTTGGTGTTTGGACACTTCTTCGGCGTTTCATTCCCTCACGAATAGTATCTAATTTCAAACCTTTACGTACATCATTCATCATATTTCTTTTTTCTTTTACTGTTAATTCGGATGATGCACCTAATAAAAATGTTTCGAAATCTCCTATAACTGCGGAACTTCTCATTTTGGATGCTGACATTCCAGATGCTCCTTCTGCGTCTGGGTCTCTTTCTCCGGCACTTACTACTTCTATTTCGTTAAATTGGTAAAATCCATGTTTTGACTTTATCCCATTGTAACTATTTAGTAAAGAGGTAAAGTCATCGACTCTATCACTTCCTGCTACCATAATCAATTTATCGTATTTTTTAGTCAAAGTGGCGGCAATTTCAAGTACATTTCTCTCTTTTGCTGTATTTTTTATCGATCTTTTCAATTGTGGGTACATTTTATTCAAATACCCCATTTTTTCTTTATGTGTAAGAGGATTTGACTTTGAATCATTACTATGACTTCCATAGATGAAAATATCTCCTCGTTCTCGTTGACCGGCAGCAATTGTTGCGTTAATCAACTTTTCGTGTCCGATTGTAGGGGGATTGAATCTCCCAAATACAAATACTGCTGTTTTCATCTTAGAGTCCTATTAATGTAATCTACCATATCTCCTACTTCGTAGTATAGTTCAAATGGAAATCCTTCTATATCAGCATCCCTGTCTCCAAAAGTGTACATTCGATCACCCTCTATTCCATCACCTTTTTCCAATGGAGCAAAGTCAGGTGAAAACTC